CCTCTGATTTCTCTCTCCACTGCTCCGATCGATGAGGAGACTGCCGCGGGTCCGCCGGTATGGACCGATCCACAAGAGGCGCCGCGAGTTGATGCGGCCGCTTGTCGAGCGTGGCGGAGTCGCGTGCGCGTACTGCGGCGAGGAGATCGAGCCCGGAGAGCCGTGGGATCTCGGTCACTCAGAGGATCGGCTCACGTCCGCTCCGGAGCACGCGCGTTGCAACCGTGCTACCAGCCGCCGCAAGCTCAGGCACTCGCGCCAGTGGTGAACGCGTTCAACGAGCGTGCGGCGAGGGAACCGAATGAGAGTCATTCCACGAAGGGAGAGCACTGATGGCAGACGAGGGAACAGCAGCACCGCAGGACAAGCCGAACGGAGAGCCGGAGCCGGAGCCGACCCCGGACGTCGGCGATGCCACGGTCATCGACAACCCGCAGGCCGAGCCGGAGAGCAAGGGCGAGGAGGGTGACTCGACCATCACCAAGCCGCAGGCTGAGGGAGATGCGGACGACTCCACGTTCGAGCGGCCGCAGGCAGAGCCGGAGTAGTCGGTGCCAGCCAAGTCCCAGAAGCAGCGCGCGTTCCTGAACATGAAGTTCGGTCACGCGTGGACGAAGCGGCACCACTTCGACAACAAGGGCAAGCTGCCCAAGTCGGCGCCCAAGCGCAAGAAGCGGTGACGACACCCAGCCCCGAGCCAGGCGCCTGGGAGCGTCTGGTTCGGTCTGTCACGTTCAGGAACGCCGTGAAGGTCATCCTGGTGCTCGGCCTGATGTACGCCATGGTGCTGTTCTTCATCCTGTCCACCGGCATCGTGTGGCAGGTGCTGGACTGATGACGGCCACGCTGACGCGGCCGCGCGTGGAGCACGTCCCGGAGTATGAGCGCTCTCTCGGCTCCGAGGCGGTCGAGCTTGGCCGCTCCGTCGGCCTGATCGCGGACGCGCATCAGGAGCACGTCCTCGAGGTCGCGTGCGGCGTCCGTCCGGACGGCCGCTGGAGCGCGTTCGAGGTCGGGGTGTGCGAGCCGCGCCAGAACGGGAAGGGCGGCATCCTGGAGCTGAGAGAGCTGGCCGGGATGTTCCTGTGGCCGGAGAGGCTGCTGGTTCACTCCGCGCACGAGTTCAGGACGAGCCTGGAGCATTTCTACCGGCTGCAGGAGCTGATCGAGGAGGGACACCTCCAGAGCAAGCTGAAGGACCGGGGCGGCGTGATCCGCGGCCACGGCGAGGAGGGCTTCGCGCTCAAGGACGGGACGCGCATGCACTTCCGCACGCGCACCAAGAAGGGCGGCCGCGGCTTCAGCTGCGACTTCCTCGCGCTGGACGAGGCGATGATCATCAGCGAGGCGATGTTCGGAGCGCTGCTGCCGACGCTGCGCGCCAGGGAGAACCCGCAGATCTGGTACATGGGGTCGGCGGTCGATCAGGAGATCCACGAGCACGGCGTGGTGTTCGCGAGAGCGCGCGAGCGCGGCCTCGAGGCGCGCGATCCCAACCTCGTGTACCTGGAGTGGAGCGTGGACGCGGACGGCCCGGAGGCGGTGACGGAGGACATGGCAGCCAACGAGGAGCTGTGGGAGGTGTCCAACCCGGCGCTGGACGTGCGCATCAGCCGCGAGCACATGCGCAAGGAGCTGGCCACGCTCGACCGGCGGACGTTCGCCGTGGAGCTGCTGTGCGTGGGAGACTGGCCGCGCACGGACGGCACGCGGCTGAACCCCATCCTGCCGACGGAGTGGGACGCGCTCGTGGACACCACCAGCGTGCTCCAGGACCCCATCACGCTCGCGTACGACGTCTCTCCGGAGCGCAAGTGCTCCATCGGGGCGGCCGGACGCAACCAGCACGGTGACTGGCACGTCGAGGTGATCGCGCAGTGGCCGGGGACCGGATGGCTGGTGGACAAGCTGCTGGAGCTGCGCGACGCTCACGACCCGTTCGAGATCGTGTGCGATGGGTACGGCCCGGCGGCGTCGATGGTCAAGAAGGTGCTGGAGGCGGGAGTGGACGTTCGCCTGCTGACCAGCGGAGAGCACGCTCAGGCGTGCGGCCAGCTGGCCGACGTGGTCACGCAGCGGACGTTGCGCCACCTGGGGAGCAGCGATCTCCAGCACGCGATCCGCGGCGCGGCCACGCGGCCGCTGGGTGACGCGTGGGCGTGGAGCCGCAAGAACAGCACGGTGGACATCAGTCCGCTCGTCGCAGCGACCCTGGCCTTGTCCGCGGCACGCGGCATACCGGAGGACGACTCAGACCCGGTCATCTGGTAGGAGGTCTCATGCCGTACGAAGACATCCCCGGCTCCGGCCGCTTGCACGTGACCAGCCGGGCCGTGCTCCGTCGCGCGACGGAGAGCGCGGAGCTGGTCAAGCGCCAGGAGGAGGAGGAGGAGACCTGGTCGGACGTGTTCCAGGCGCGCGTGTCCGCGTTCTGGGACGCGCTGGTGCCGGGCATCGGGTACAGTCCGTGGCTGCTCGAGCGCGTGTGGGTTGCCAACCGCTGTCTCCAGCTGAACAGCCAGCAGGTCGGCTCGATGCCGCTTCGGTTCTTCGGTAGCCGCGAGCCTGCGTGGGTGTCCAACCCGGACCCGGTGTGGTACCCCAACGGCATCGGGGACGCCGTGTTCGCGGCCGTGTGGAGCATCTACGGCTGGGGTGACGCGTTCCTGTACGCGACCGCGGAGTACGAGAACGGGTTCCCGTCCGGCTGGACGGTCCTTCATCCGGAGCCGATGGACGTCACCGTGCGCAACGGGAAGCGCCGCTACCGCTCCGGCCAGACGATCCTCGACCCCGACCGCATGGTGCAGATCAGCCGCAACCCCGGCGGTGTGCGCGGCGACTCCGCGCTCCACGCATACGGCTCGTACATGAACGGGCTGATGGCATCCAGTGAGCTGGCACGCGTCATGACCGGCGAGGGCGGCACGCCCAACGCGGTGCTCAAGACCAAGCGCAAGCTGGACGAGAGGCAGGCGAGATCGCTCCAGAGACAGTGGGCGGACGGGACCGCCGTGCGTCGAGGCGCTCCGGCCGTCCTGGGGCCTGACGTCGACTTCGAGCAGCTGTCGTTCTCCCCGGCCGACCTGTTGCTCCTCGAGGTCCAGCAGTTCGACGCGCAGGTCATCGCGTCCGCGTTCGGCGTTCCGCCGTACATGGTCAACCTGCCGCTCGAGGGCGGCCTGACGTACCAGTCGCCATCTATGCTCGGCGAGCACTGGTGGCGGTTCGAGCTGCTGCCGGTTGCCGTGAAGATCGCGCGCGCTCTCTCGTCCAACTGGCTGCCGCGTGGCAACTGGGTCGAGTTCGACGCGCGTGCCACGCTGGCACCGTCGTTCCAGGACGCGGTGAAGGCGTGGGTGATGTTGGAGCAGGCAGGCATCGTGTCAACAGACGAAGTGCGGGCGGCCATCCTGAGCCTGCCGCCCGCATCCCAGGGAGAGGCGCTGGCGGAGTTGACCACCCCGCCCTCAGCGAGCGCATCGCCCGCTCAATCGGCGAGCGTAGTCGCGCTCCGTCCTACGTCCTAGGGAGGTCCACATGACCGACGTCATCGACGAGCCGGGGACGGCTTCCCCGCCCACGGATGACGAGACGATCCACGAGCAGACCGTCGTCCACAGGGAGATCAGCTTCGAGACGGACGGAGACGGCCGCACGCTGTACACGCGCGTCGTCCCGTACAACGTGAAGGCCACCGTGTCCGATCCGCCATTCTTCGAGCCGTACCAGGAGACGTGGCTCCCCGGTGCGTTCGACAAGCAGCTGCGCGCAGCCAACCGCGTGGACGTCCTCCTCAACTTCGAGCACGAGCGCGGCATCGGCGGAGTCGTCGGCCGCGGCGTGGAGCTGGTCTCGCGCGCGGACGGACTCCACGGGACGTTCCGGCTGCTGGGCGGCAACGACGGTGACAAGGCGCGCGAGCTGGTGGCCGAGAGGGTGCTGACCGGCCTGAGCCTCGAGGCCGCCGTGATGAAGTCGCGCAGGGGCAGCGACGGTGCGGTGACGCGCGTCGAGGCGCGGCTCAAGAACGTGGCGCTGTGCCGCACGCCCGCGTTCCCCGGCGCGGAGGTCCTGGCCGTGCGCGAGGAGCCGGAGCCGACCCCGGAGCCGGACGAGCCGTCTCCCGCGGAGCCGGAGCCGGACGAGCCGAAGATCATCGTGCCGGAGCTGGTCGTCCCGGATGAGATCGGCGTGCTGCTGGAGCGCG